ACAAAATTGGAATTGAGCGCACGGAAAATGTTACGCATCTGACGATTCAGGGATACATTCAGGAGATTCGGAGGCGGGGAAAGTATACCGCTGTGACGAATCAGGATGCCAGAAATTATCCGGAAAACCGTCCGGACTACGGAAAACAAGTCTCAGATGTGACGATCAACAACTACCTGCGGAATCTCAGAGTGTTTTTTAACTGGTGCGTCGATGAGGATATTCTTCGGAAATCGCCGATCAAGCGTGGCGACTTTACGAAGACAGAGCACAAGCCGCTGGAATTTATCTCAGATGACGACTTCAAACGGCTGTTGAGAGCGCTGGATATTTCCAAATTCAGTGAGTACAGGGACTTTGTGATTATTCAGCTCCTTATGGACACCGGTATGAGAATCAGCGAATGCCTGCTGATCCAAGTCAATGACATAAATCTGGCAAAACGGTTCATCTGGCTGCCAGCGAAAAACACGAAAGGAAAACGGGGCAGATCGGTATTCTTTTCGGAGAAGATGGCAGGGCAGATCCGGAAGTGGAGCAAATACAAAGACCGCTACCGTGACAGCGACTTTTTATTTTGTACAAACGAGGGGAAACCGCTGCAAGCAAATAATTTTGAAGCCAACGTCCGAAAGTACGCTAAGAGAGTTGGTTTGAAGAACGTTCATCCGCATGTGTTCCGGAACAACTTTGCAAAACGGTTCCTGATGAATGGCGGAGATATTTACACCCTGAGCCGGATTCTGGGGCACAGCAGCGTGACCGTGACAGAACAGGCTTATCTTGACCTGACACAGGAGGATCTGGCAGAGCTGTACCGCAGGCACAGTCCTCTAAAAAACATGAGATAACGCTGAAAAGCTCGGATTTTCCGGGCTTTTTCTTTTATGAATTCTATTCTAGATTAAACGATAGATTTCAAAATGGGCAACGCTTCACCCAGAATAAAATAAAACAGGACGCAGACGACAGTTTTTTCCAGTAGTATTCCTTTGAACTCAGCGTGGGCTGAGAAATAGTGCAAAGGAGTCTACTTTATGAAAAACTGTAACGAAATCATGCGGGGCGAACGGGCGGAGCTATCGAAAAAGAATCCTTATTATATTTCAAAGCATCGGTATTACGAACTGAAACATTTTTGCCGACAATACGACGAATGGAAGCGCGCATTGGTACGCATCGACGGATGGAAAGCGTTTCCGGAAAGCACGGGAGCAATTGTCAATGCAACACCCTCGAACCCGACAGAGCAAATGGCGATGGCGCGAGCATTCTATTCGAGTAGGGTCGATCTGCTGGAGCACTGCCTGGGCGAACTGGAACCAGCAATCGCGCCTTATATTCTGCGCGGCGTGACAGAAGGACATTCCTATGAAGCCCTCCGGATCAAGGGGTGCCCATGCTGCAAGGACACTTACTACAACAACTATCGCAAATTCTTCTGGATCCTCAGCCGGGAGCGGGCGTGACGCGAAAAATTCAGCCGCCTTTATGAAAGGTGGTATGTTGATATGTTTAACTTGATTATCTGGATCTTGATCGTTGTGATTCTGGTCAGACTGGCAAAGCTGATCGGAGCAAAGACAAACGAGGTGAAAAGCAGAACAAAGAAGAAACACTGATCAAAATGGAGCTTGTGAGAAATCACAGGCTCTTATTTTTTACGCAGACGCGAAAAATTCACCTTCTATTATGGAAAGAAATAAACAATTTTAGGAGGTATTTACTATGCTGGAGAATATTGTGAAGGGCTTTGAGGAAATGATGAACTCTATTATGGCCGCATTTAACGAGTCGTATAACGACAAGTATGCGGGCTGGAATGAGGGCGAAGAACTCCTCATGCTGAACGATGTTCGGTGTGGTATCCGCTGATGGATTCTGACCGGAAAACGGGCGTATGGAAACATGCGCTCTTTTCTTTTTCTATTTTAGAATAGGCCGTAACGAAGCAGCGCGAAATTTTCCCTGTGCTTTATGGAAGGATGTCTTCCGAAATTTGAAAGGAGATTATTATTTATGAACTATCGAGTAAAGACGAACTTTGACCGGGGCTATGTGAATGCAATGGATAAGGTGCGGGTGTTTATCGAAAGCAACCAGAAAG